CCAGCTATTGCAATATGTAATAATATTACGTTACGCAACCACAGGACTTACACATGACCGATCACCGTGAATCCGGCCCGGACATTTTTTTTGACGCACTCAATCTGACAACTGACGAAGAATCGACCAACCGTGAACCCGGCGCCGATGACCCAGTTGAAACAGAGACAACCGAAACCGAAGAGCTTGAATTGTCGCTAGACGATGAGGAAGGCACAGAGGAATCACCCGACGCTAAGGCGGACAAGTACGAAATTAAGGCCTATGGCAAGACCGTAGAGCTAGACATTGAAGGACTTAAAGACTACGCGCAGAAGGGCGTTAGCTTTGAAGAGCAGCAAAAGAAGCTGCTTGCTGAGCACAACAGCCGCCTAGCCGAAGTCGCCACTGAGCGGAAAAAAATTGAGGCCGAGGCCGAGCGCCTAGGCGAGCTATTAGAAGTGTTTGGGCAGTCGGAAAAAGCCAAAGAGAACTTAGATTTCCTAATGGAAAACGACCTGCCAGAGTATAAGCGGCAAAAAGCCATGCTTGACGAAATAGCCGAGAAGGCAAAGACGTTGAGCGCGGCACGGCAAGAGGCGGAGATAGCCGAAGGAATTGAATTATTGTCCACAGCATACCCACAAGAGTGGGCGGACACCAACAAGCGTAAAGAGCTTTTGGGCCAGGCTGCGGAAGTATTTCAAGAGGTAGGCATTCCGATCGAAACCACGACAGACGGCAAGGTATTTCTGCTAGCTATCAAGGCTAAAGCGGCGATGGCAAAAGCAGCTAAATATGATGCCCTGGTTGAGAAAGCTAAAACCGCTAAAACTACACCTCCTAAAAAGCTCCCCACTGCATCCGGCATGAAGGCTAAAACGCCAAGCGATGACGAATTTGACGTCGTTGCAGAGGCATTTAAAACACGATAACCCGGAGTAATAACCATGGCAGTACTTTCACGAGTGCCCACGCTGTCCGATAAAATTAATCGGATGGACCCGCGCAGTAAGAATTTTGCGCGCTTTTTCGTTGAGTTGCTGGATCAGGACACTGCGATTCTGCAGACCTTGCCAACTACTGAAGCTAATAATTTAACTTCTCACCGCTATCCTGAGCGAGTTGCCCTGCCTACCGTTTCTAACGTGCTGGCCGGTCAAGGTGCTGTGCCAACTAAATCGGAAGTAACTAACCGCGAAGAAAGCATTAAAATCTTTAAATCGGTGCTCAACATCGACAAGGAGATTTACGAACTTGGCGGCAATGGTGATGCCTATGTGAAGTCAGAAATGATTGCACACATGGCGGCCCAGGATATTGCAGTTTCTTCTGCTGTGTTCTACGGCTCGAACACCGACATTTTGCAGATTCGTGGCCTGGCTAACCGCTATAATTCTTTGAGCGGTAACGTGTCCAGCAACGTAATTTCAGCCGGTTCAGTATCTGGTGGCGATGCAACCTCCATCTTCGTTACTGGTATCGGCGGCAACGGCGGCGCACAGTTCATTTATCCAATGGGCGCTAGCGCATTAGGTTTTGAGCGCACTGGCTCTGCTGATTGGACTCCAGTGACCAATAGTTCTGGGGAGGTTACCTTTCAAAAGTTCCTTGAGTTCTGCATCTATCGCGGCCTATTAATCCCTGACTGGCGCACCCAAGTGCGTATCTGCAACATCGATAAATCAGTGCTAATGGCGGATACAAGCGGCACCACTATCAACATCCCCAACCTGATCTTTAAAGCAGTTTCTCGCCTGCCATCTAAGCAGCTCGGCCAATATGCAGATGTTAAAATCTGGATGAACCGCAGCGTGTTTGAGATGATGAACGTGCAGCTTTATAACAAGGGTAACGGGTACTATAGCCAGGAAACTATTGGCGGCAAGATCGTCAATAAAATCTGCGGCTATGAGGTGATGGTTACCGATTCCATCGTAAACACTGAAACCACTGTGTCCTAATAGGAGAATCATCATGTTAGACGAATTACGAGTACTCGGTAGCGCTCAGGCGGTAACTACTGCCACAACTACCCGCACCACCAATACAGTTGATTTCGGTGGCGATTTCGATATGGGGCCAGGTGAAGCTAAAGGCATCATGTTTGTTATCAACGTAACCGGTGACTTTACCACTGGCGACGAAACACACAACTTTCAACTTCGCACGGATGACAACACCTCTTTTTCTTCGCCAACTATTTTGGCAGAAACTGGCGTGATTAATGGCAACCTTTTAACTGCTGGCCGCAAAATCGTATTGGCTCTGCCCAACGAAAACGAGCGCTACATCGAAGGTTCTGTTGTATCTGCTGGCACCTCGCCTCTCATCACCTGGAGTTGCTACTATGGACTCCTAAAAGACATGCTGAGCGGCCCTAACACGGTCAGCGCTAGCGGTCTGGTGGTAGGCTAATACCTGGGGCTTCGGCCCCTTTTTTCTTTATTTACAGGATTCCTATGACTTTTGTAATTGAACAAGACGACGAAATTTACGAGATTGAGCCGACTGATTTTGTTAAAATAGTTGCGCTTGAAGACGGCTTTTATCAGCACGGCGAGATCGGCGAGATTGTCAAGGCGGGCAAAGAATTCACTTTTGCCGGTGCTATTTTCGCAAATGGAAAGCCATCATGGGTGAAAATCCTTGGCGTGTACGGCGGCAAAAAAGAAGAAGTTGTGGTTGTGGATGAGAAGGCCAAGAAAGCGCCCACTAAAAACAAAAAGGCTGATTAATGAGCGCAAAAACATACAACGAGTTGCGCAATGCAGTTAAGCGGTTTAGCCGTGTTACTAGCATTGATGATGATTTCGATACCATGGTCGAACTGGCTGAGGACGAGATCTATAAAACTCTTCGTGTGCGCGAATTAATCACATCATACAACGCGGTTTTGACCGTCGGCGCACGAACGTTAGCATTGCCTACCGGATTTATGGAGGCGATTCCAGAGGGCTGTTTTACCCTGGATAATGGCGTTCGATACCCTATTGAGTACCGTTTGGATGCTGTTGATAATCGCGATCTTAGCGGGCGCCCAAGTCAATTTACTGTAGTCTCGTCAATCGAGTTTGACGTTAAGCCTGATAATACTTACGCATTTGTTATGCGGCACTTCGCCAGGCCCGCAAAGCTGACCGATACACTTGGAACGAATGCCATTTTGACAGCTTACCCATCAATTTATTTTTATGCGCTGATGTGGCAGGTGTCTGAATACAGCAAAGAGCTAGAGCAAGCAGACCGGGAAAAGTCGAAAATGGACATGGCGATTGCGGCGGCGAATAAAGTATTCAAAGATTCCCAGTTTGGCCCGGCTCCAAAATTTGCAGGCGTACAGCACAGCACCTTATCTAATGTAACGATGCGGGGCCGCTAATGCCCAGGATAAGCCGATATAAAAAAATCCCCATGAATGTGGCGGCGGGGATTAACCAGGCGCAATCGCGAGCTGTGTCGATTACTAACCTGTCTAACTGGTATCCAGAAGCGACCCCAAACGGCACCGGCCAAGCCGCTCTTTATCCGTTCCCAGGATTAAGCATCTGGGGCGGCGCAGTAGTGGCGGAGCCATCTTATTTGGATCGTGGCCTATATGTATTTAATAGCACCCTGTACTTTATAAAGGGCAGCTATTTATACAGCCAGGACGAATCCGGCACCGCCACTTCAATAGGCACAATTTATGGCTCTAATATCTGCCAGTTTGCCGACAATGGCACCGTGATGCTAATCGTTACAGGTGGCCCAGTTTATCAATACGATGGCACCACGCTTAGTATTTTGACGGACACAAATTTCAACCCTACCTCGGTTAGATATCTAAACGGCAAATTCATATTCAATAGTGATACCGGTAATTTTTGGCACACAAACCCAGGAACCGTGTTCATAGATGGGGCTAACTTTGCTGCTCCTGAGTCTAATCCTGATCCGTTTGTCGCGCCTTACGTGTTTAAACAGGTGCTTTATTTGTTCGGTACCCGTACGGTCGAACCTTGGCGGGATGTTGGCAGTGGTAACCCTAGCTTTGAGCGAGAATCTCAAGCAATTATTGACGGTTCCGGGTGTTCATCCGTGCATGGCATCTGCAATACCTCAGATTTTATGTATTTTATCGACCGATCTGGCGTCGTATTGCGCATTCGTTCTTATCAAGCGGATGTGGTTAGTAATCACGCTATTTCAAATATTATTAAAGCCTATGATTTGACCCGATACACAGCAAACGCAGTGAAATTCAACGGCCATTGGTTTGTAATATTCAACTTTTACGACGACGACAAAACTCTAGTTTATTCTGAGAATACAGGCGAGTTTTTTAACCTTACAAGCGGCAACGACGAAGGAGCTTGGCAGGGTGGATTGTATGCATTCTGCTATGGCTTGCATCATTTTGCAGATCGCGCAAACTCTTACCTATATAAGCTGGACTGGGACACGTATTACAACAGCAACGTGATTACGATTCGCGAGAAGATATTTGATTTTGTGTGCGGAGAGAAATTTGGCGATCCCAGAGGTTGGTATGAGACAAGCAAATTTTACTTTGGCATAGAGCCAGGCGTTGGCCTTGTGGATGGCCAGGGTTCAAACCCTTACATTATGGTGTCGGTATCCATTGACGGCAAAACCTGGGGCAGTGAAGAGTTCATTGAAATAGGCCGCCTTGGCGATTTCTCCCGAGAGATTGAGTGGAGCCACTTTATCCGCTTCCAGCAACTAGCCGTCAGAGTTAGATTATCCGACCCGGTGCGCTGTGTGTTCTTCTCTGCCGCAGTTGACGTAAGGCAGGCAGGTGTATGATCGCGACCCGATCGCTCGATAAAGCCCGCCCTCCTGAGCTAAAGGCAAACCGTGATATTGACGGTTATTTCCGAGAGCTAGAGCGGATTTTGGCACTTATTGGCGAATCTCAAAGCGTTGGATCTGGCAGTGGAGTATCTGGCAACTTTGCTGCCATCAGTGCTCAGCTAAATGGTGCGCTGGCCAGGCTTGATTCTGGAATTAACCTTACCTGCGACTGTGCAAGCCTGACGGCTGACAACGATTATATTACGGCGGACATTGCATGAGTTTTGACCCGATAAACGTAGGTACAGCTGCAAACGATGGTACAGGGGAGCCTATTCGTGACGCTTTTGGCGCTGTCAACACCATGCTGCAAGAGCTTTACACATCATCGGCGGCAAATGCCACCGCTGCAGCAGACGCGCAGGCCGACGCCGATACAGCAAATGCTGCCATAACCGGCCTACGCTCATCTGGCTATATGTATCTAAGCGCGTCCCCGCCGATTGCGGTTGCTATTGCCTCTTCTGGTACTTTTTACGGCATTGGCGGCACGTCTGATTTTACCGGTGCGGAGCTGGTTAATTTTACTCTAGTGAACGACGGCACTAATCAGGTGTTACAGTATAACGGCGCAGAAACATTAACAGCAGCCGAGATACACATAACCGTTACTGCGGTGGCGTCGGCTGGCACCAAACAAATTGAGGTTAGGTTTGCCCAAAACGGCGTTGCCTCAACTATCAAAGGCCCGTTAACGTATAATTCTAACGTGTCCTCTGTAACGCATTCTGCGGTAGTTAGCCTTGCCACAGGGGACAGAATTAAGCCGCTGATTACAAATAACGACGATACAACATCGTTAAACGTTCACCGCGTGACAATGCTGGTGCGCCGATGACAGTTAAAAGCCTTAAAAATTCGTTCCGCCCAGCATCTACCGCCGAGGCAACGCTTTACGCTGCCGACACTAACAGCCCAGGCGTTCTTATCACTCACTTCGCAGCGCACAATGACACGGACACTGCCGCTATGTATTCGGTAAAGATTTACCCGGCTAGCGGAGCGGCTTATAGCCTTGTGCCTTTTAAAGTTTTAAACCGCTACCGGTACGAAGTGCCGCAGTCGGTTGTTGGCGCCGTTATACCGCCAGGTGGCCGCATTGTCGCGTCATCAAGCATTGCAAATACAATTAGCTTTACGGTGGCCGGTGATGTTTAGCGAGACAAAAGACATAGATTTTTTGAATTACATTTGTAACCACCATGACGTTAGGGCGGGTGGCGAAAAAGATATAGATGTGTCTATTTTAGCCGGTAATTCAATCGCATATTCGTATGAAAATGGCGCTATAATCTACGTTATAACATCGCCAGGAGTTTATGAGGCGCACACTCAAGCGCTTAAGTCCGGTAGGGGGAAGGTGCTTCGGGAATTTATAGCGTGGACTTTGGCGGATTTGTTTAATAACAAAGGCGCCGAAGAGGTAAAAAGCTATGCATACCATACTAACCCAGGAGCCAAAAAGTTGGCGCTTGAGTTTTTAAAGCCAAATGGCTCAAACGATTCAACAGATTTTTTTAGGCTGACACGCGAGGAGTATTTATGCCAGTTGCAGCAGCAGTAGCAGTAGTAGCAGCGTCAGCATATTCTGCGAATCGCCAGGCGTCAGCAGCAAGCAAAGCCGCTAGAGCTCAGGGGCAGGCTGGGCAGGCTTCAATAGAAGAAGCTATTGCTGCGCGTGAACAGTCGCGCCAAGACCTTATGCCATATGCACAGTTTGGGCAGCAACAATTAACACCGCTGGCTAATATTTTGACCTCTCAAGGCCAGTCGGATTACTTGCAAAACAACCCTATTTTTCAGGCTTCGCTCAAAAACATGAATGAGCAAGTTTTGAATAATGCGGCGGTTCGCGGGAGACTTAATGCTGGGGACACTAGGCAGCGCTTTGCAGACAATTTCCAGGCCGCAGCTTTACCGTTATTAAGCTACCAGAGCAATAATCTATTTAATGCGGCAAATATGGGCCAGGCATCCGCAGCTGGGCAGGCTAATAATACCCTTACTACTAGCGCAAATATTGGTAATACCATGACCGGCATCGGCAATGCGCAGGCAGCCGGATTAATTGGTAGGGCAAATGCTCAATCTCAATTCGCTAATGACTTAACAAAAACAATAACCTCTGTATATGGTGGCGGCTATGGCAATTGATGCCTCAATTCCTCTCAGCGGCAGGCCTTTAAGCATTGCCGATGCGGCTAATCAGGGTTTGGCATTCGGCCAGAACATGCAACAGCAAATAGCATTAACGCAAAAAACCCAGATGGATGCGCAAGAGCAAGGGCAGGCTAACGAAATTAAGGCCGCCCGTTTGATGCATGATACATCTGTGCAGCTTAAGTCATTACCTATTGAGCAGCGTGCCGCAGTTGCCAAGCAAGCCTTGCCAGTTCTAGCTAAACTTGGTGTCGACACATCGAAAATAGATACCTCTAATTTAACTGATGACGTTCTTGATCAGAGCATTAATGCGCTTCAACCATTTACTGTGAATATGGATCAGCGAATGGCCTCTAGTCGGCCTATCGGCAATGAGACCATAGTTGATAAAAATGGTACAGCTTACGCTCAGAGCCGCGTATTTGACCCTAGAACTCAAAAAGTAAGTCTGATCGAAACAGCCCTTGGCCCGTCTTCAAGTATTACCAATCGAATGGGACAAACTGCGCAAGATCAATATACTAACGCTCTTCGATTAAAGCAGCAGCAGGAAGCATACGCAGCACAAAAAGCTCTTGAGGTTGCGGGCGGCAAGTCGGCCATTGAGCTGCAACAAGAAATTAATAAGACGCCAATAATCGCTCAACAAGAAGCCGAGAAAAAAGCTACAGAACAAAGGGCAGAGTATAAAAAACAAGCTGTTGCTGCGGCAGAAAACATCCCAACTCTTGAGCGGGCTATTGAGCTAAACAACAAAGTTGTTACTGGCGGGTCTCAGGCCGCCTTGCAGGCCGCCGCAAATTATCTTGGCGTTGCTAGTTCTGACCCTGGCGAGCTTAGGTCTCTGCTTAACCAAAACATTTTGGGCCAGCTTAAGTCAACCTTCGGCGGCAACCCAACAGAGGGCGAGCGGGCGGCACTGGGCCAGGCTCAAGCGTCGTTTAACCAGTCCGGCGAGGTAAATCAGGCTTTGCTTGATAACGCCCTAAAATTGGCTCGCATGAGAGTTAACCGAGGCAAGCAAGCGGCCAATAAGGACGGTGACAAAGAAACTATGAAATATATTGAGGACGCCTTGAGTGTAAAACTTGGGGAAACGCCAAAGCAAAAGGCGCCGCCTAAATCAGCGCCAGTATCAAACGATCAGTTATTCAAAGACGCCGACGCGATCATTGGAGGCAATTGATGGCCACCGCCGAAGATTATGCAAAGTGGATTATTGCCAATCAGGATAAAAAGGGAACGCCTGAGTTTGAGACTGTATCAAAGGCGTACAAGGCGGCGCGAGGAGCGCAGGCAACAGAACAGCCAACCATTGAGCAGCAGCCAAAGCCTGAGCCTGCACCCGTAACGGCACCTTCCCCGGCGCCACAGCAGCCAGCCAGCTACCTTGGCGCCGTTGCGTCTCGCGTTGGAACATCAGCACAATCTGCGGCCACGGCTACCCAAGAGGCAACGGTTCAATCCGACATTAAATCAGAGGCCAAACTAGCCGAGCTAGAAAAAACTAACCCATATTTGGCCGCGCAGATCCGGGCCATGAGTCCTGGCGAGCGTGCCATGGTTGGTATTGGCATGGGCTTTAACGACCTGGCTAGAGGAACTGGATTAGCCGGAACTAAAGCTGGCCAAGCCATGGGCTTTATGCCAGAGAGCACGCAAGCAACAGACCAACCATTGACCGATATAAGCCCAGCCGCGTCAGCCGGTCAAATAGTCGGTCAGGCCGCCCCTTTTGCCGTTCCTGGGCTTGGTATTAGCAACGTGGCATCCATCCCTGCCAGGTTAGCCTTAAGTGGCGGTCTTGGCGCAACAGAAGGCGCTGTGATTGCGCGAGGAACTGAACAGAGTGGGCAGGAACAGGTTAAAAGCGGTCTTATTGGCGCTGGGATTGGCATTGCTGCGGAGTCTGTGCCTATTCTTGGCCCGTCTATTGCCGCTCGTGTTAGTCGCAGCCTTGGTAGGCCCGTAGATCCAGAGCAGTTGGTTCAGCCAAACGGCCAATTAACGCCCGAATTTAGGCAGTATTTGGATTCCGAAGGCATTACCCCCGATCAGGCAATTAGAGAGGCGCAAAGCGAAACAGGCGTAGCGCAGACGTTTGCAGAAGCGGCCCCAACAACCGCTGCAGGCCTTGAGAATTTGCAGCGCATTGATATTCCGGCTGCTGTTGCTGCGGTAAATCCGCGCCTTGTGCAAAACTATGTGGATGCCGGGGTTAGCATTGAAGACATTCCGCTTGCTGCTGTAAGCCGTAACAATCAAGTTGCAGACATGAGCGCACAGCTGGCGGCGATACCTGGAAGCCTTGCCAAAGATCAAGCACTAAGACTTGCTGACGCGGTTAGAAATACTGCGCGCCAAACAGTTGAGGAGGCTGGCGGATCAATGGCCTCCGGCGAGTTTAGCGAGCGCACATTAAACTCCATGAGGGCGGCGCGAGAAACGATATACCAGGCCGAAAACGACGCCTATACACGCCTAGGCCAGCAAATAGATGCTCGCCTTGCTTCGCTTCCACCTATGTCCGTTCGGGCGCCAGATTTAAAAGCATCTCTTATGGCAAAAGCTCAAAAGCTAAGAGCAACTGGGCTTAGTCCGGTAGAGGCCGAAACACTTGGCGTGTTGGGCAGGAAGCCGACCTATTACGACATCGACAATCTTAGAAAAAAAATAGGCAATTCAATTGGCTCTATGCCTCGCGGTGAATACGCTACGCAAGACCAGGCGACATTGAAATATTTATATGGTCAGTTGCAAGAAGCGCAAAACAAATTCGCTCGTGGTTTAGTTGGCGGCGACGATTTGCGGATGGCTCAAGAAATATCAAAGCAGCGCCATGCATTGCAGGATCAGATTGAATTCTTTGGCCAGAATGACGGCCTTGGATCAATGGTATCTAAGCTCGATCAGGTTGCCGGTGGTGCGCAGCGTGTTGATTACGCTCAATTCGATCGGGTGATGGAAAACATACCTCAGCAATACCGCAAGGGAGCATTGGCAACCGTTATGAACCAGGCGCTAAAGATCAGCCCAGACGTTAACGCAGAGGCGATGCGATCAGGAACATTTGCAAGCATGTGGTCAAACATTCGCGGTGACGCTTCGCTAAATAGCCGCGTTAAAACCATTCTTGGTGATGATTCTTATCAGGCGTTTGATAAGTTGGCCGATATGGCTAAGGGTGTATCACGTGCGCTAGGAGGAAAGCCTACGGGCGTTGCTGCGGTAGCCTTAAGAGAGTTTGACAAGCCAAACGGTGTGGCATCAAAGCTAGCTCGGGCCATGCGACTTGGCGGAACTGCAACAGGCATCCCAGTAGGTGGCCAAGCTGCGGCCATGGTTGATGGCATATCTGCCATTGCTCAAGCTGGCGACAACAGCGCGATTAACAACGTAACCAGGATGATAAGCTCTCCAACATTTATGCGTGCGGCAATTGAAGCTGCAAATGACCCTGTCTCGTCAAACGCAAAGGCCATGAGCGCGCAATTAATGAAGACGAAATTCGCTAATGATTTTATGGAAGCGGCAACCGCCGACGCCAGAAAACAAATAATTGCAGCCGGTGGGATTCCTCTTTGGCTGATGACCTCACAAAATGAAGAGGAGAAACAATAATGGCCTGGCGCCCTATAGCAAGAACCCCTGTGCAGTATGAAAAAGCGGACGGTAACCCAGCCAATGGCTATTACCTAAAATTTTATTTGGCCGCCACAACTACGCCTCAGGCTATGGCCACCGACACAACAGGAAGCGTCACTCTAGCTAAATGCAAACTCAATGAGAGCGGATACCCTTTATCTAATCCAAACGATGAATCAAGTATTTTTATACCTCACGTAAATACCGCTTTTTCGGCGTTTCGCTACGTGATTTACGCAAGCGCCGCAGATGCCGACGCGAATAATTTTGCTAGCGCCGTTGTTAATTTAAGTTCTGTAAGTCAATTGGATAATGTTTCTGATTATCTTAACGGAACAGTTACAACTGTAAATACATATGCCGATATATATGCCGCTATCAATTCGCTATCAATTGGGCAGCAGTTTATTCTGTCAGGGCATACCGCTCCAGGTATAGGCGGAGGAATTTTTTATATCGTATCATCAACTGGTCTTACTTCTAACAATGGAACTTGTGTAATTAATGGCTCTAAAGCTGCAAAACGTAAAACATACGGAATAATTTCTACTAATGATTTTGGTTTTATCGACGGTGTTACTACTGATGCAACTACGTTGATTCAAGAAATGTTTAATATTGCATCATTGCAAGTATATGATATTGCAAAAATAGAAATAAGTAAGGGTTTGCACCCAATTAAATGCAGCAGGAATGACAACGATTT